ATGGACTGTGCAGAATACCATAAGTGTTTCACCAAACTGCTTAGGTTCGCCATAAGTCCATGTAGCAGTTGGGTCTTGCTGTAGAAGTGTATCCACAGCCCAAGCCCATGATAAGTATGATAAACCGTTCTTTTTTTCAATGTGGTCAGATACATTAATCTTGCGTAAATCGTTATAGTTCATCTTTCTCTCCTGTTGTTTTAATTCTTGCTGATGTTGTTCCATCATTACTTGGTCGTAAAATTGTTGCTGCGACATTTGCCTTCTCCCATTTATCGTTATCTAATTTTAACTCATCATTCAATCGTTTCAAAATATCTGCTATTTGTTCTAAACCATTCGCCATATTATATACCCCCAAAATATAAAAAGAAAGAACCATAACCATTTATTCATCATGTTTCTCCTGTTGGTCTAGTTTATGTTGAGCTTCTTTTTCTTGTTCGTCAAGTCTATCCATATCATCTAAATATGCGTCTGGGTCTAAATGTCTTTCCATTATATTGCTCCTGCCAATTTACCCATTACATAAAGGCATAATGCTACATAAGCCCAAAATGCTATTGCTGTTACAATCATAGTCTTTATTTTCATCTTTTCTCTCCTAGTTAAGATGACTGCTTACGCAGCCACCTTTTCTTTAATTTCAACAAATTTTAACTTATCTTCATTAAAACCACAAACTTTTAAAAATGCTTTTTTTGCATCTTCAATAGTTCTAAAAGCACCCCTACCTCTACGTTGTTTTCCAGCACCCCAACAAGTCCAATTCCAAGTATTTACAATTTGATGATTTTCTACAATAGCGTCTTGAATAATTGAACCTACTTTAATTTCTCTATCTTCTATTGTTGTATAAACTCTAAAACCTTTCATTTTTCTCTCCTTAAAATTAAATACTACAATAGTTATCTTAATGATAAAAAATACCCTGTCAAGCACTTTCTAGTAAAAAACTAGCAAATAATTAGTTTACTTCTAATTTTTATTGTGGTAATGTTCTGGACATGGATATTTTACGATTTGTTATATTAGACGAATTTGACGGAAAACCAATTAGAGCCTTTAGTAATAAAGCCTCTGCCAAGTGGTTTCTTGAGAATAGACCTAACTGTAAACTCCATGTTTTGCCTAAAGCAAAAGTTGTGCCAGTAACAGAACTTTACGAAGAATGTTTATTTTAAGGAGAGCAATATGAACGAAAGAAAAGCATTATTAGCATCAAAATACGCATTAATTAAAATCCATACAATTTTAGAATTAGCAGATGGTCATACATCTGATAATGGTCTTGAACTAAATGAAAATGAATGGCAAGCTATTTATGAAGCTATACAAAATGGATTGGATGGAGAAAATGTATAAAATAAAAAACTGGGAAAAGTTTAATCTATATAGTCCAAAGAATCCTCGTTATCAAAAAAAGATGACATGGTTTAAATTTTATGGTACTGATTATATAAATAACATAGATATTCATAAACTATCTTTTGAACAAAAAGCAGTTTTAGTAGAACTTTGGTGTCTTGGTTCAGAAAGTGATGGTATATTACCAGAAATATTTGAGATAGCTTTTAGGCTTCATTATCCTATTGATTTTATAGAAAAAATAGTAAAAGAATTATTTACTAGAGGTTGGTTAGAGGAATACTCGCAATCTGTTAGCATAGAGAAGATAAGAGTAAGAGAAGATAAAGATAATAGTGTTGTTTTACCTTCTAGGTTTTTAGAGTTTTGGGAATCATATCCAAAGAATCCTCGCAAAGTTGCAAAATCATCTTGTCAAGCAAAATGGAAATCTAAAAATTATGATGCTATTGCTGATACAATAATCACTCATGTTAAATCTATGGCTAATTCTGAACAATGGAAAAAAAATAATGGAAGTTATATACCAATGCCAATGACATATTTGAACAGAGAATCTTGGGATGCTGATATTGAACCTACTCGCAAAGTGTGGGAAGGTGGTATCTAATGAATTTAGGAGAGGTAATTGATAAATTAACTGTAAGTCAATCAACTGTTCAAGAATTTTATAACGAGGGATATAGTCATGCAGAATTTAAGGTTAAAAGTACGGATATATTTGCTGATGATTTGGTACGCTATTTTGGTGAGGAAATTCATTCTGGCAAATCGTTGGGTTGGATTAAAACGGAAGATAAATTTCGTGTTAGGCAAGCTGAACTAACAGTTCTTACTGGAGTATCTGGTCATGGTAAGTCAATGTGGTTATCACAAGTCATATTATCTATGATGAAACAAGATACAAAATGTTTAATTGCATCTTTGGAAATGCGACCTGTATTAACTTTATCTCGTATGCTTATACAAACTTTAGGTTCACCAGAGCCTACAGATTCCTATATCACTAAATGGGCTACTCACGCTAAAGACAAATTGTTTTTGTATGACCAGTTAGGTACTACAACTTCAGATGATATGTTTGCAACTCTTTACTATGGAAAGCACGTTCTTGGATGTGAAGTATTTGTAATTGACAGTCTTATGAAGATGTCAGACATTAGTGAGGAATCTTTAGAGAAACAAAAACTATTTGTAGACAGACTTGCAGTAACTTGTCGTGATTTAAACATTCATGTATTTTTAGTGGCTCATACTCGTAAGATGAAATCAGAAGATGAGATACCAGACGCTACAAACATTATGGGAAGTTCACACATTAGAAACTTGACAGATAATGTTATTTGTGTGTGGAGAAATCGTGCTAAAGAAAAACTTGTAGAAGAAGGTAAAACTTCTGAAGATGAATTAAAGATTATTCCAGATGCAAAGGTCTTTGTGCAGAAAGCTCGTAACAGCCAATGGGAAGGGTCGTTCAATTTCTGGTATGACGCTAAAGGATTAAAGTATAAGGAGAGTCCAAATGCAAGGTAAAGATACAATAAATGATTTTTTAAAAGCTATACAAAAAGAGTTTGGTGAAGTAGAATATAAAATAACAACTGCAGATGGAATTACATTTAGAAAAACGAAAGGATGGAGAGATGCTAAAGTGGAGTTTAACGAAAGACAATTTACCGAATTTAATAATCAAATTAAAAGAACTAGATTTTAGTAGACGCTGGAGAGTAACTGTAACAGATGCTAAACTAAATCGCAGTTTGCAACAAAACGAAAGATTATGGGAATTATATACAAGCATTGGTAATCATTTAGGTATTGAGAAAGACCAAATCCATGAACTTATGGGATATAAATTTTTACGATACCAAACTGAAATTGCTGGTATGCCAGTAGAGCTTATTAAATCAACAACTAAACTAACTACAAGTGAAATGACAGAATATCAACATCAAATTGAAATATGGGGTCAGACTATGGGTTGGGGATGGGATTATTAGTGAATTATCGTAATCCTAAACTACTTAAACTTGCAGACGGTGCACCATGTATGATGTGCTCTATGCAAGACGGAACTGTAGTAGCTGCACATTCAAATCAACTTCGTGACCAAAAGGGTACATCAATTAAAGCACATGATTATCGTATAGCGTTCTTATGTCACCAATGCCACTACATGATAGATAATGACAAAAGTTTAGATAAACATGATAGAATAGCTGCATGGGAAGAAGCTCACCGTAAAACTATAGGTTGGCTATTTACTAACAATCATCTGGAGGTTAAATAATGGGTAAAGGTTCAGCACCAAGACCATTTACAGATAGGGCAGTATTTGAAGATAATTTTGATAAGATATTTGGTAAAAAGGATAAAACACAAGACCCTATTACAAAACCATTTCCACATAATATTTTAAAACAATCTCGTATAGATACTGTTGGTCAAAATGGTAATGATGGTTTGCATTATGAATATGAGTTGAATAAATCCACAGGTGAAGTTGAAAAGATTTTTCACAGAGAAATGTATGAAAAATTAAAGAATGCAGCAGAAATTTATCAAAAATTAAAAGATGGTATAGATAAACCTAACGAAAGTCAATTTGATGGCAACAAGCCCAACGCAATTAAGTCTTAAAAAATTACGAGAAGAAGGATATACAGTAGCAGTAGTAGAACATTGGAACGCTTTTGCTCGTATTAGACAAGACCTATTTGGTTTTATAGATTTACTAGCATTAAAAGGAAAAGAAGTATTAGTTGTGCAAACTACATCTGCTACCAATATGTCAGCAAGGGCAAAGAAAATAGCAGACCATGAAAATGTAGGTGCAGTTCGTGAAGCAGGTTGGACTATTCATATTCATGGATGGCATCAAGACGATAAACGAAAATGGCATTGTAAAGTAAAAGATGTATCCTAAATTATCACTAGACCATTTATTACCAGAGGACAAAAAGAAATTCTTGAAAGAAAGAATTATGGAAGTTATTGGTGATGACCAAAAGACATCTGTGCAACTAGCAGTAGTTATTAGAGTTCATCAATACGAACTTAAATATCCACTTATGGAATTAGTAGCAGAAGGATTATTGTATAATGATGCTAGAGGTAGTAAATTATATTTATATTACAAGCCTAAAAGACATCCATTAGATGAAATATTTAACCACAATTTAAACATACCACAAGACAAAATATTAGAAACGCACAAGTATACAGAAAAGAACGCTAAACATAATCTACGACATAATGTAACTGTAGATTCATTTGGTGAAAGTGCGTTAGCAAGTGAAGGAGTAAAGGTAGGAATATGACACAAGAAGATATTATTGCTATATACAAAAAAGTGTATCCAACTGGATACGAGCCAATTACTATAGAACGCATGACTATATTTGCAAGACTAATAGAGGAAAAAGTTAAAAATGGCTGACCCATTTAAAATTATAGAGCCAACGGTCATTAGTTTTAGTGGTGGTCGGACATCTGCTTATATGTTATGGAAAGTGTTACAATCTAATAATGGATTGCCAGATGATGCTATTACAGGAAAAGAAGAAGAAGCTACATTAAAATTTGTGCATGATTGTGAAGTAAATTGGAATGTTCCTATTCATTGGTTAGAGTATAGAAGTTTAAAAGAATTTGCAAAAGTAGATTATGATACTGCTAGTCGTAATGGAGAACCTTTTGAAGATATTATTAAAGACCGTAAAATGCTTCCAAATGTTAGAGCTAGGTTTTGCACAGAAGAATTAAAAGTTAGAACCATTCATAGATATTTATTAACTTTAGGATGGGATGAAAGATTAAATATGGTTGGTATTAGGGCTGACGAAGGTCGTAGAGCAGCCAAAATGAAATCAAGAAGTAAGGGTGAAGAACCTATTATGCCATTATATTCTGCTAACATATCCAAGCCAGAAGTATTAGAATTTTGGAATAACAATACATTTGATTTAGAATTGCCAATAGTCAATGGTGAAACTATAGGGGGTAATTGTGATTTATGTTTTTTAAAAGCATTACCTAAAATATTAACTCTTATTCAACAAAAACCAGATAGAGCAGTTTGGTGGGCTAAACAAGAAGAATATGCAAAATCAATTACTGATGGTGACGGAAATAGATTTAGAATTGATAGACCAAAATATGCAGACATCCATAATTTTGTAGATAAGCAATCAGATATGTTTGATGACTCAATAGAGTGCTTCTGTGGAGATTAGATGATAACAATGGAACGCTTATTAGCAATCCTAGATGATTGGAAAAAGCATATGAAACCATTAAACCATAAACTTGGTTATCCATCTAGGTCATTAGGTATGTCATCTGGTGGA